GCACCAATTCCATTTGTAGATAAAAATTTTCCTGCGTCTCCAGGTGATAGCTGAACCCAATCAGTACCATTGTGATACAATATAGATCCTAACTGTTCGCCGGATATAGTTAAATCTACTACTTCTGGCAAATCAGCTGTTCCAGCTAAATTGTTTGTTAATTTTATACTGCCTTTGGTAGTTGAATTTGCATCTGGTACAGAAGCACTCCCACCACCACCCCAATCAAAAGATGACATATTTATATATTAATTTATATAATAGAGGAAAATGCCAGGACCATTAGATAAAGTAACAACAGGTAGAGATTTTAATTTTTTTAAAAGAGTTTCAGTAAGCTCTGCTACCTTTACAGATAATTGTGATGCTATAATTACATTTCCAACTCAAACAATATCTTTCTTACTAGAAGGTACTGGTGTTGTTGAATATTCTTTCAATGGAAATACATTACATGGAGATATGGATTCTACAACCTCTACAAAAGGTTTAGTATTTGATAATAGATTGGTTTCTAAAATATGGTTTAGATTAAAATCAGGCGGTCCTGTAACTGTTAGAATAGAAGCTTGGGGTGTTTATTCTTAAAATGTTTCAGTCATGCAATAAAAACTTGCACTAGCATAATAACCACCAAATGGCTCATGATGTTGCAAAGAAACCCTTATTTCCATTCCATATTTTTCGTAAATAGATGTAGATGATATATAATCCCAATCAAACACCAATAATGGCTGAGACATCCCTCTCCATGTAGATTCGCTTAATTTTGGATATGCGGGATATGCTTTAAATGCATCGCATTGAAAATCACCTATTGTTTTATATATTACAGGATCTTCTAATGGAATCTTTGTCCCAGAACCTAATGCCCCAACTAAATGTGGGGCAAAAACATCTACATAACCAAATGGTTGAAATACAATTGCATCATTTAATATAATATCTTGAGAAAATTGAACTTCTGCTATGCTTATATTTAATTTTTTATTTTGATCTGGTTTTATAATAAATGTACTTGTTGTTGCATAATGATAAGTTACTTTTACAACATCTAATTCATTTAATGTGTTTGTAAAAATTATTTTACCCAATACATAATCAACTAAATAATCTCCTTGATTATCATGAGGGTCAATTTCTTCAACCTCAATATCATTTACTTTTACAGATATTTTATAAGAATTTCCATTTGAGTCTTTTAAAAAATCTTCTAAAAATAACTTTCCATGAGATACATCTATTATGTACCCATCATTTAAATGATAAGTCTTATTATCTCCAGAATTAACAGCTATTTCATCTACAACTCTTACTGAATCTGTATACCATGTAGTTTTATCACACCAATTATGTGAGAAAAAGTTTTTCTTGGATATTTCTGTTTTTTCAGAACTAGTTCTTATTAAACCTGTAGTTGTTCTTGGTTGTACTAATGGAATATTATTTGCTATATTTCCTAATACTAAAGCATCATCGCTAGAATATGTGGAAGTACATAAACTTTTATAATTTGTATTAAAATCACTTATACTCGCTGTTTCTTGACCTAACAATCTTGATTGTATAAATAAAGAATCTCCAACACAATAAATAGAATATCCACCATCTCCTTGTAAAACATAATATGATGGCAGCTTTCCTAATAAATTTTTTATAGTAGTATAATCAACAGTTAATTTTTCCATTTTACCTTAATACAAAGTCTATATTTGCTCTCCAAATAGTAGATAATGCAGATCCAGGTGTAACTGTTACATAAACATAATTTCCACCAGATGCTACTTTTCTAGGAATGCCAAAATCAATATCTCCCGTAGAAGTGTTTGATTCTAACTCAAATAGTCTAAATATCTCTCCATCTACTTCACCAGGAGATTCTGGCTCTGTAGAACTTATATTTGATGTTATTTTTATTGGAGATCCTGAAGCCCCGCCACTGCAATCAATCTTGTAACCTATTATGTGAAATATTTTGTTTTCAGGAACTAAATACTCTAGTATTACTTGATTGGCTGTAGTAGTATTTGTTACCAACTTTCCACACAATGTATGCTGATCTTCTCTTGTTATTACTGCAATTGGATTTGTAAATGAATTTGTTATTTGTACTTGGTTTTGATTTGAAATATAAAAAGAATCTAATTGAAGATTATTTATATTTTCTACATAACCATCATTTATAATACCACAAATAGCATCCATTTCTGAATACATACCAGGAACATGTGTATCATGTTTTGCAACTAAAATATTGTTTATTAACAAAGAGCAATAATCAGGGGCTACGTCTATTTTGTATTTAATAAATTGATCTGTGGTCAATCCAGCTGGTAATTTTATATTTGTTAACTCTGTATCTGTATTCCATGCCGATCTAAATTTTAATTGTGTATTATCGTATCCATCTAAAATTACATCACAAAACATTGCTGGATTTTCAATATCATCTCTAAATCCAAAAAATATTGTTTGATTATCAAATCTATTTTCTACAGATAATCTCCAAAACTGAATCATTGGAGCATAATCAGCAAATTTTTTAATATATACAAATTCACCAGAATCTTGCCCAATGTCTAAATTAATTTTGCTATTTTCTATAAATGAATTTCCAGAACCATTCGCAATCTCTATCCAATTTGTTTTTAAACCAACACCAGAGCTTGTTGATCCTGTATAAGCCCCATCTATTAAAGCATGATTATCATCTTTTACTCTTAATACCTTAGCCCAACACTCATAACCATCAGATATGTATTTTACATACTCATCTCTACTTAACTCTTCTGTAAATAATGTTTCAGTACCAATTATCTCGTCAGATCCATTTGTAAAATCTATCGTTCCAGTTAATTCGATATACAAGTCTTGTGTAAAATCATCTCTAAATGAACCTTCATCAGTTATTACACCACCTCTTGTAACTAAAGAACCTTCTCCGTCTACATACAAACTTACATTTTCATCTACGCTTGGTTCATATGGATTATTTGTAGGTTCTGGTACGAAACCACCTAAACCTTTTGATGATGCGCTTGCTACTACACCTGTTGCAGATTTTTTTGATAATGATTGATTTGTTAGTATGTCTTTATAATTATCTTCAAAATCTGTTTTATATGTATCATTTGTAGTCTGATCTATAAATGATACGTCTGGAACTGTAGATTTATAAATTACTGTATTATAAACAATAATGTCGTCAACGGCATATATTGTATACATATCACTTTCATCATCATATTGCAATGACAATAACTTTGCCGCAACTATTGCTTTTAAAGTATTCCAATTTGTAAAGTTATTTATTAAACCAGATCCAAATGTTATCATTATTCCTGTGTAAATATAATTAGTATATCAAAAGACCCAGCGGTAGAATTGGTTGCAAATTTTATAGTCATTCCTTGATTAGCTCTTAATACTATTGGCTTTACTACTTGATTATCTGCATTCCATAAAGGAATTAATTGTTGGTAAACATGATCAAGCGCTTCAGAGTCTAAAGCTCCAACTCCAAACTCATCTGTAGAATATTTTGCACTCCATATTCTATTTGTTGATTCTCCAGTTATTGTAGCGCCTGTTCTTATTGTAATGTTAGAATCAATAGTATCATTTGTATCTAATTGTTCTGGAGTTATTAGTGTTCCAGCAGTATGAGAGGTGCATCTTCTTATTTCAAAATTACCAACAACGCCTGTTACTGCTGTTGTTTGTGAATTTATAATATATATTTTATAAATTTTTGCAATAACAGAGCTTCCTATTGCATTTGTAATTGATAGCATTGATTTATTACTACCAATAACTGTAGCAAGAGACATTGCAGTAAAAGATTTTAATTGACTGACTCCACCGCCTCCACCAGAAGCAGTATAAAAAGAAGACCCATCTGTAAGCCTTACTGGTAAATAATCATTTGCTACCGGACTAGCTGGAGTAACATCAAAAACTCCTGTACCAGCATTTGCAGTAACAGTTCCAGTTATAGGTTGTGTTACGCTAGAATTATCTACTCTTAAAGCTCCAGATGTTGTTAATGATAATGCGCTTATTTGATTGTTTGTATAAGATGGGGCGCTTGTATTTACTAAACCACCAATATATGTTGCTGATGATGGTGGTGTAGAGTTTACAGTTGATACAGAAGGATTTGTTGCAGATATTGAACCAGAAATAGGTACAGGAGTACCTCCTGAAATTCCTTGAATTGTTATTACATTAGAATTAGGAGTACCCGCTGTACCAGTATTTGATATTTTTATTACATCTAATGATCCAGGACTTCTTATAGGTAAATTTTTAAAATTTGATTCAAAATCAGTTTGATCTGCACCAGAATCTTTTTGCAAATCATAAGTTTGATGTATACCAGCATATGGCTCTGTTATTATTTTATAAAAATCTGGCTTTTCTTCAAACTGAAATGCTAATGTAGCATAAGTACCATTTAAATACTTTTTAAATTCAGACCAGGTATAATGACCATATTTTATTTGCTGGCTATATTCAAACATATATTACCTTATTTCGCCCCAAACTAAAGCAGCCTTAACGCTTGTAGTTCCTGATTGTTCATTTACTGCCATTACTGTTAGTGAATCAACTCCTGTAGCAAATGCATTTTGTCTTAACACTCTTGCTATTTTTTCAAATAACTTATCAATTAATATTGATGCAGCATCATTTGCATTAGGCAAGAATCCATAATATAGTGTTTCACCACCTGTTAATGATGTAGATGCAACATCAAACTCTACGCCAGAATAAGTACTAACAGAATTAAAAGAAGCTCCTGTTAATGTTCCATTATATACTAATCTAAATCCTATTCTTGCACCTTCTGTTGCTATTGAAAGCAATTTAGGTAATATTAACATTCTATTTGTAATAGAATTATAAGTTGATTTTGGTCTAATACTTAGAACTGGTCTTTCTGTTGTTGTAACGCTTATAAATGCAGAGTTAAATGCACAGAATGAATATTCTGGTGGATATTCGCCACCTTCTGCAATAACAGAATTACAAATATTTGTCATGCTAGATGTTGTTGAAGCTCCAGTATTTATTACTTGGAATGATAATGGCAATTGTGCTGTCTTCATATATGGAGCAGCTAATGTGTTAGCATTAAAGATTTGATGCACTAAATAACCATTAACATAGAAATTAACTGTACCAACACCTAGCCATTGAAAGTTAATTTCAAAAATATTTCCTTTTGTTAAATCTAATGTAATACCACTTGGTCCTGTTCCATTTAATGGATCAACGCTAAATGATGAAGCAAGTGTTGATGTGTCTACTGGAGAGCCTGAAGTTGATGTTCTTGTAACTATTCCAAATGATGTTCCGCTTAATTGCCAAAACAAACCATCATTTGCATCAAAAAATCCCCATCTTCTAGTTTGATTTGTCTGACCTGTATCGGCATGATAAACTGTTTGTTTTATTCTTAAACCTTTACCAGCTTGATATCTATAAAATGTATTTGTTCTTAAATTAGACTCACTACCAGATGTTCCTGTAACAGTTAATCTTATTGCGCTTTGATTTGGAATGTGAGTTACAGTACCACCTGTTGCTGTACTTGTAGAATATTCTCTTGTATCTATTTCATATTTATTAACTAAGTCAGCTAATGTAAAGTTTTGAGCAACTCTTAATTCTTCAAATGCTGATCTTTGATATTTAGGGAATGAAACATTTAATGGATTAACATCTGTTCCAAATTCTACTGATCCAGTAGAAGTTGTTTTTCTTAATGTCATTCCTAATACATATTCTGATCCAGCGCCAGAATTTACATCATATACTCTTGCTGCTTGTAAGTTTGTGCCATCGCTTCCACCTAATTGTGTAGAAGAAGTTGGTATTGCTGAATTATTTGTTCCTACAGATGGATTGCTTGCTGTTACTGTACCGGAAATTGGCATTGGGGTACCACCAGAAACGCCTTGAATAGATAATACGCCACCAGCAGGTGTTCCTGCTACTCCAGCACCTACAGCAACTATTCTTCCAGAAGTATCTGTTAATATATCTCTTACGTTTGCACCATCGGAACCACCAATTCTTACTGGATTTCCAGAAACAGCATTTCCGCTTGCAACATTACCAACAACCTGAGCATTTAGGCTTGATGCTGTAGCTTGTGTTACTGCAAAAGTAGCACCTGTGCCTGATTGAATGTGAATAGCATTACCAGCACCTACTGCAACACCATTATATTGGGCTAAGTTAGTACTAAAATTACCTGTACCAGCATTAGCTGTTACTGTACCAGAAACAGGTTGAGTTGTTGTTCCTGTAGGATCTATTCTAATTGGATCTGTGCTTGTTCCTAATTCTACTGAACCACCAGAAGCGGCTTTTCTTAATCCAACGCCTAATACAAATTGTGAACCGGCACCAGAGTCTAAATCAAAAACTCTTGCTGCTTGTAGATTTGTACCATCACTTCCGCCTACTTGGGTAGAAGAAGTTGGTATTGCTGAATTATTTGTTCCTACAGATGGATTAGTTGCTGTTATGGATCCTGATACTGGCACAGGAGTACCGCCTGAAACACCTTGAATAGATAATACACCACCAGCAGGTGTTCCTGCTACTCCAGTTCCTTCAATATCAAATACTGCGCCTGTTCCTGGTTGAACATGCAATGCATTCCCAGCACCAACAGAAGCTCCATTATATTGAGATAAATTAGTATTAAAATTACCTGTACCTGCATTAGCTGTTACTGTACCAGAAACAGGTTGGGTTGTTGTTCCTGTAGGGTCTACTCTTATAGTACCATCATTTGCTGTTCTTATTGATTGTACATTTGTACCATCATAACCAGCAATTAAAACAGGAGCTTTGGTTGGAGCTGTGCCATCTGCATCAACACCATGTACTGCATTAGATGATAAAGAACCGCTCGCTCTTAAAGGTAAAGTTTTATAGTTGGTGTCAAAGTCAGTTTGATCCGCACCAGCATCTTTTAGCAATTCATATCTTTGAACTACTCCTGCATATGGCTCTGTTACTATTGTATAAAAATCTGTTTTTTCATCGAAGGTAAAAGCTAATGTAGCGTAAGTACCATCTAGATATTTCTTAAACTCTGTCCATGTACTATGGATCTTGCTTTCTATTGTATAAGTTTCAAAAGACATTAAACCTCATTCCAAAGAATTGTGGAACTTACTCTAGTACTTACTCTTGCATCGCTTACTACAACTATTGTCAAAATATCCACTGATGTTGCAAAAGCATTTTGTTTTATATTTCTTCCATACAAATCAAACATATTTTCTAGTTTTAAATCAATATGATCTTGATTGTTTGATAAGTAGCCTTTATATATTTCTGTACCACCAATAAATGTGGTTGCAGATGTATCATATTCAGCAGAACTATTTGCGTCTACAGAATTAAATAAATCCCCAGTTAAATTTGTATTTATTAATAGTCTATATTGTATTCTAGATCCTTGTGTAAATAGATTTAATAATTTGGGTATTATTACTCTTCTATTTTCTATTGTATTGATTAAGTTTTTTGATCTTATAGATAATAATGGCACTTCATTTGAATAAGAAATTGTTTTTACAGAGCTATTAGAAGCGCAGAATGAGTATTTATAATTATTTGAACCATTTTCTATTAAAATAGAAGAACTATTATAAAAAACAGAGCTACTTGTAGATGTAGAGCTATTCAATAGCTTAATACTTACTGGCAATTTATCTATTTGAAAAAATGGTTTGCTTGTATTATTATAATTTGCTATTTTATGGCACAAAAACCCATTTACATAAAATTCTAATACTAAAATACCATGCCAAGAGACTCTTATTTCATAAAGATTGTATTTAGTAACATCTAATATTTGTAAACTTGGACCTGAACCATCTAATTTGTCATAATTAAAATTTATACTTGATATTTCATTTGTTAAACCAGTAGACATTGTATCTAAAAATCCAACATGTAATAAAGAGTTTTTTAAACTAAAATAAGATCCATAATTATCATCAAAAAGACCATATTGACAAGAATTATTTGTTCCAGAAGATTGAAATTGCAATCCTTGTCTTATAATTAATGTTTTTCCAAATTGCAGCTTATAATATTGATTTGTTCTTAATTCAGATAAAGACCCTGATGTTGTATTTGTTGTTAAATTAATAGATCCTGTAGAAATATCATAACTAACAACACCTCCAGATAAGGTTCTGGTTGAATATATATTTGAATCTATTTGATAAGAATTATGCAAATCTAATTCTGTAAATAAATTTGGTGATATTGTAGAGTAAAAGCCAGAATATTTGCTTGGCAAATCTACTATTAATGGATTTGATTGATTTCCTACTTCTTTTGAACCACCGTTTGAGTATGTTCGTAAATTTACACCTAAATTAAACTCTGAATTTCCAGAGGTATCTAAATCATGTACTTGAGCAGGTCTTAAATAAGTGCCATCTGTAAAGCCTGCTGCTGTTCCATCATTTGGAAATAAATCATTAAAGGCAGATGATGTTCCGCCACCAGAACCACCACCACCTCCAGGTGGATATCCAAAATAACCAGACATTACGGAATCCCCCAAGCATCTATTCTAACCGTTAATGGTCCCGGAGATCCTGATCTTAATATAAACCATATTTTAGAAATTTTTCTATTATCAAATGATATCGCTCTTGATGGTAAACTTGAATTTAATTCTCCATGTACTGTATTTCCATTAAATGAATATTCTGCTACTCCAGAACTATTCTCTAATAACATCATAACTGTTTGAGTAGAAAAAGTAATTATTGCATCGCACTCTTCTTTAAAAGCAGAATCTTCAACAGAAACTTTTTTATAAAAATTAAAATCTCTTCCTGCCGTATTTTTATCAAATGGAGTGCTTGGTGTAGTTGGTGCTGGCATCTTTCTCTCTTAATATATAAGCTAATTACTTTAAAAGTATTTTTTATTCAAACAATAAATATAGCATATATTAATTTTTCATAAATTTATTTACATTATTAAATGGCTCCAAATGCAAATTAAATGAATATACATTTAACTTAATTCTATTATAAAAATCTCTAAAATCTGAATCAAGCAAATCATCTCCATCATAATTAATAGACAAACTTATTTTATTATTTTTTAACATAATTGCTAATTTTTCATTGCTTAGTTTTAAAAATTCATTTATTATGTTTTTTATTTTTATCATTTCAGGATGATTACTATTAGACTTAATTATTTTTTTAAATTCTTTTCTTAATAACAAAGCAGACAAAATATAATCATGTCCATAAGCAGGATCAAAATAAACTACTTTCTTTCTATTTGAAATTCCTAAATTACCAGAATGCAAATCTACTTTTTCAGAAAGTATTTTTAATACCAAAATTTTTACAAAATCTCTAAATTTAGTTTTTGTCTTATTATTTTTAGCAAAATTATTGTAATCTTGAACCTCTTCTGCCGTAAACCCATTATACAATTCATATGTTATTTCTTCTACATTTTTTTCATTCTTTTCCGGCAATCCATAAATTGAAACATATTCTTCAAACATATCTTTTGCTCTTTTTGTTAAATTATCAATAATATCACCATCCACTTTTATTGTTTTAAATTTTTCTAAAATTGTAAAATATATGTTTATACCATAAAACTTTCCTAAAATACCAATATCATAAATCATTGGCTCTTCAGTAGAATCTATATTGTTTTCATATAAATTATTATACGAATCTAATGTCTTTTCATAAGCAAAAGAATTTGTATATAATTTTAATATCTTATCTTTTGAAATAAGATATGCAACACCATCAGCCCCACCTCCTAAATACTTAGGTGGTCTAACCTCTATCATTGATGTTATCCTATCTAATCTAACCTTATTCTCTTTTATAAATTTCTTAAACCTACCTTCAAATTCATTGTCTTCTTTTATTATTCTTGAAATAGCATCTCTTAAAAATTCATACCCAGAATAAGAGCTATCTGTTTTTAAAATTATAAATTCTTTATAATACAAATTATCTATACTTTTATTTCCTTTTATAAAACCTTCACTCAAAACAATGTTATTATCACTCTTTATTGGAAAATTTTGTACCAATAAATTTGAGCTCTCATTTTTAAATAAAATTGAATTCGCCCCCATGCTGTATTTAGAATATTTATTTTTTAAACTAATGCTTGCTTGATCTATCCAATCTTTTTTAAATTTATTGTTTTTACTAAATCTATTAAATATAGTACTTAGTATTCTTTTATTTAATTTTAATTCTATTTGTTCTGCTATTTTAAATAAATACATAATTAGATTTTTTAATAATACAATATTTATTTTATGGATCTTATAAATAAAATAAATTATTTTTTAAAATTAGCAGGAATGTTAAAATTTTCTCAAAAAATGAGAGATGATATTATTAAACTAGTTGAAAAAAATTATAAAATTGTAAAAAAAGAAAAATTAAAAAGATTTAAAGCTATAGAAGAAATCCCAATCTATCTTGATGATCTACCAGAAAGTTATGGTCTTAAAAGATTATTAAAAGATACCCTTTTGGATGAGTTGTCTAACTTACAATTAAGAATTAATTTTTATTCTTCTGATAAAGCATTAGATTTTGGTCAATTTGATTCTGTTAATATTTCTATTAATCTAAATATAAAATTAACTAACTTTAACTACGACAAAAAAGAACTAAAAACTACAGTAGAACATGAATTAATTCATTTTACTCAGTTCTTATTATCTTTAAAATTAAATAAAATGAATCCAGTAATTAATACAGAAGAAAATATAGAGGATATGACAGAAAATCAAATCAATAGACTTAAAATAAAACATAATATAGATCCAGTAAATCTTAATTTTACTGGATATCCAAAAGGTTTTGATATGAAGCAATACACCAAGCATGTTTTAGACAAAGACTATTATGAAAATATACCAGAAGAGTTTTTTACTCTATTACATGATGCAATAATTGAACTTAAACAATCAAAAAGAAAAAGCAAACAATATTTTAATGAATTTATATCTGGAAAAAATTGTAGCTTAGATACAAAAAAATTTCTTGAAAGAATTAAATACAATGAAAAACTCTATCAAAGAGCAATAAAAGAATTATACATGGCTTATACTAATTAAAAATATAAAATAGTTTCATAATCTAATAAAATTACACCAATATTTAATGCTTTTTCTTTTATAAAATTATAAATATTTTTTAAAGACCTATCTTTTATTTTAAGATCAACCTCTTCATTAGTTAAATATTCCATTAACTTTTCATCTGACTTAGATAATAAAATATCTAAAAAATTATCTATTTGATCATTAATTCCATACGCCTTGTCTAATTCATTTCTTAATAATTGAGCATTTCTTTCTTCTTCTTTATATGCAGGATCAAAAAATATAAATCTCTTATCTACATTTTTAGATTTTCCTACATTCTCTGAATGCAAATCTTTTCTATCTGAAATTATCTTTGTTGCCATATTTTCTATGTATTCTGAAAACTCAGGCAAATCATTTTTAACTTTTTCAGAATTATATCTATCTATTATATTTTTTGGAGCATTTTGCTCAATATTATTTGTAAGCTCTAAAAGATATTTTTTATCTATTTCTGATTTATTTAAATGTATGTAATTTACTATTTTATTCTTTACCCAAAAATTAATATTATCTATACTATTTTTTGAAGAATCTTCCATTAAATCAAATTTTTCTATAATCACAAAATATATTTTAATTCCATAAAACTTACCTAAAAATCCATAATCATAAATCATAGGCTCATATTTTGAATAAATATTATTTTTAAATAAATTATCATAAGATTCTTTTACTTTATCAAAGTTAAACTCCCCTGTAAATATTTTTAATACTTTATCTTTTGCTATACTTAGTGCTACTCCACTTGCTCCTCTTCCTAATAATTTTGGAGGATTTGTCTCTATCATCGATGTTATTCTATCACAATTATCTTTATTCTTATCTATAAACTCTTTTAATTTTTCATTAAACTCTTCATTGTCAAACTTAAATAATTCACTCAAAGCTTCTTTTAAAAACTCATAGTTTCTTATATTAACTGTATAGTTTTTTGATTTTTTATATTTAAAAACTAATAAATTAGGAATATATTTATTCCCTTCTATTATTGCTTCAAATAATAAAATATTAAACTTATTCTTTTCTTTAATTTTTGATTTATAAAAAGTATTTGCTACAATTATTACATAATTATCTTTTTCAAATTCTAAATATTTAGAATTATCTACTAAATTATATTCCAATAATTTTAAATCATCTAAATGTATATATACATCTTTTAACCAATTCTCTTTAATTACTTTAGTACTAATTCCATTAGAAAATGTAGAATAAATTAAATCATAATTATTTCTACTGCCAGTTTTAGTCAAATACTTATAAAAACCTAAAAGTCTCATACTAATTATGAATTTTTATTCTAATAGCTCAATTAATTTTGAATTGAAAAACACAATTATTAATTCTTAATCAGAATTAATAATTAATATTTATAATACTTATAATATTTATATACTTATATATATTCTTATAAGGGGAGCGCGGTCACCCGCGCTCCCCAATATATATTGTATCAACAAAAACAAACCATGATTAAAAAATAAATTAAGCACTAATTCTTTTTTTAATTAATGCTTTTTTACCCACCACCCTACGCACTACGCAAAGCCCCCCACTTCACAACCACACAGACTATTTTTTATATTTTAACAACCAATTCTTAAACTTTACAAGACACAAAATACGACCTGAGACATCAACAACAAAAATACATTTGTTTAGAATTAAAATACAAGACTTGATCACTAACTTGTAAAATTAAAAGCCAACACTATCTGTAACCCACACAAACAACTCAAACTATTTATTAGATTTTCAAAACCAATTCTTAAACTTTACAATACCAAAAATACAAACTCATGCCAGAACTGTATGTTCTATATTGTTTAGAATTAAAATACAACCAGTTCATATTTTTTATTGACTTTAATTGATAAAAAATTACATTATCAAAATGTCAAAATCAGGTAATTTAAAATATATTAATTCATTTATTAATAATATTAAAATAATTGATTATAAAAACAATAAATTTATTTGCAAATGCTTTTGTAATAAAATTTTTGAAAGCAAAAATATTTTATCAAAAAAACAAAAATCCTGCGGCTGCTTAGATTATGGTCAATATCATTGGCTGAATTATTCAGAAAATGGAATATTTTGTAAGTGTGGTAAAAAAGTAAATATCTCAAAAAATAATTTACTATCAGGAAATACAAAATCTTGCGGCTGCTTTCAAAAATTAAAAGCAAAAGAAAATCTAATAAAAGCAACAAATAAAAATACAATCTATTCAAAACTTGAAGCCGCTCAACGAAACAGATGGCGCAATCATTACAAAGAAATGGACTTTAATCTTTATGTATATTTGTCAAATCAAAATTGTTTTTATTGCGGTCAAAAACCAAATCAAAAATATGTCATAAATAATAAAACCTATTTTAGAAATGGCATAGATCGAGTAAATAATAACTACCCACATCTAATCTTTAACTCAGTTCCTTGCTGTTCCATTTGTAACAAAATGAAAAGAAAAAGATCCCTACAAGAATTTTATTCTTGGATTAAAAACTTTAATCCAAATAAAATAATAAATATTCAAAACTCAAAAATAAATAACAAAACAATATACAAAATTTTTAAAAAATATAAAGATACAAATCTAAATATAAATGAATTTGCTTTTTTAATATCTCAGCCTTGCTATTATTGCAATAACTTAAAATCAAATAATTACAATAATTTTCAATACAATGGCTTAGATAGAATAAATAATAACTTACCTCATATAAAATCTAATGTCGTTCCTTGTTGTAAACATTGTAATTATGCAAAAAGAAATATGAGCCTAAATCATTTTTATCAACATATACATCTAATAAAAATAAAAGCCGGGTACGAATACCCAGCTCCATTAAGCTAGACTAAGCTAAACTTATATTAAACTTCTGGATTAAAGAAGAATGTAGCAAAACTAAATTGTCTTGCAACTTCTGAACTTCCTGTTGGGCTGTTTAATGCAGCAACCAATTTGTTTGGTGTTGTTACCAATGAACCATTAGTGTCAAAGCTTACAAATCTTCCCACAACTACAGACTCAAATGCTGCACCAGAATTTGGTGTTAACAATCCAGCTGATGTAGCATATAATGCAGAACCAGAATCTAATGAAGTGTTTCCTGTTACCAATCCAGTAGATGCTGTTGTATCAACCGCATCCAATGATACTGCATATAAACCTGGCTTGTCCCAGCATGTAATCTTTCCTGATCCTGTTGCAGTATGTGGTCCTAACACTGCTCCACCTGTAACTTGTTGTCCTACGGTTCCACCAACAACAACTCCATATAAAGTTCCGTATCCGGAAATTCCTTCGTCTGCTAACATCAATGGTCTTTTACCAGATGCTAATGTTTTTGTAACCGCTGGTCTTTTTTGTACTGAGCTTGGTAATGTATATCCATCTAATACATCGGATGCTGCTTTGTCAGAACCAGATAGAGCGACAGAAGTTAATGTTACAACTTCTCCACCTTTGAATGAAGTTAGTTCGGAGTCAACTGCATCGAAGATACCAACAGGTTGGGTTCCTGGAATTAATAGTTTTAGTGCCATGTGATTTTCCTATTTACAAAATTTAACTAATACTTACGCCTATTTAACTAAAACAGATATTCCTATATTAGTAGAAAATGAAAAATAATTTAAAAAATATAAATGAACAAATAAATAAAACTTATAATTACATAAAAGTTGAATCTTATGATTTCTCTATTAAGAGATTTAATTGTAGATGTATATGTGGAAAGCTACTATTAAAAAGAAAATTTGAATTAAAAAACATGATATCATGTGGATGTAAAAAAGCAATAGATTTAACAAATAAAAAAAGTGGTAAATTATTATATGTAGAAAAAGTTGATAAAAAATGGAAATGCATATGTGATTGTGGAAAAATTGTTTATCATGAAGCAAAAGATTTTAAAAAATCAAAATCTTGTGGATGTTCAGTAAAAGAAGCATCTAAAATAAATATAGAAAAAGCAATTTATGCTAGTCTATTAAAAACAGATAAATTGGCACATATAAGAAAGCAATTTAATAAAACATATAAAGATGGAGATTTAACCTTTGATGATTTTTTAGATTTAAGTCAAAAAGATTGTTTTTATTGTGGATCAAAACCAAGCAATTTTAAAAAAAGTCAAAATACTAGAGAAGAGTTTAAGATTGATTTTTATTACAATGGATTAGATAGAGTAGATAATAATTTAAAGCATACAAAAGAAAATGTAGTTCCATGTTGTAAGATTTGTAATTTTGGAAAATCAGATATGAATTATTATGAGTTTATAAGCTTAGTTAAAAAAATACAAGTAAATAAATTTGTTAAATATAATTTAATAACAATAGAGAAAAAACATTATAAATTATTTAAACATTACAGAGAAAATTATAGTGATGGATTAAGTTTTGAGGAGTTTGTTGTATTAAGTCAGCAAGAGTGTTTTTATTGTGGTATTGAGCCAAGCAATGATAGATATGGGATTAGATGGAACGGAGTGGATAGGTTAGATAGTGATTTGGATCATAATATAAATAATTGTGTGCCGTGTTGTAAGCATTGCAATAGATTTAAGAGAGACTTAAGTTTAGAGGACTTTTATAGTCATGTAAAAAAGATTAAAATTAATTTAGGATTAAATGATAGGTACATATTGGAATAATTTATTTATAGAGTCATATGATAATAATTTAAAAAAGTACAAATGTATTTGCAAATGTGGTAAAATTGTTTTTCATAAAAAATATTCTTTATTAAAATCAAAATCATGTGGGTGTTTTCATTATAAAGATTTGACTGGTAAAAAATATTGTAAATTAACTTTTAGAAAAAAAGTTGAAAATAAGTGGGAAGTTATTTGTGATTGTGGGAATGTTAAATATTATTATGCAAAAACATTTGGAAAAATAACTTCATGTGGATGCATTAAAAAAGAAGTAAATATTAATAATTTACAAAAAGCTTATAGTAAAAGAAAGATAGATATTTTTTCTAAATTAAAAAAAATGTATAAAAAACAATATTCTGATGGAGATATTAGTTTTGAAGAGTTTTATAAGTTAAGCCAAATGAATTGTTATTATTGTGGAATTAAACCTAGCAATTTATGTAAAAATAAAAACTCAGAAATTTATTATAATGGTTTAGATAGGGTTGATAACAACATAGGTCATTTTATAAATAATTGTGTAACGTGTTGTAAGTATTGTAATATTATGAAAAACAATTATCATTTAGATGATTTTAAAAATTGGATTACAAAAATTTCTTTTAATTCATCTAAAATAGAAATAAAAGAAATTGTAGAAATAAAAGAATTAAAAAGAATTTGGAAAGAAATATATTATGATGTTTCTTTTAAAGAATTTAGTTATTTGTCACAAATGAATTGTTATTATTGTAATAGTTTTCATAGTAATAAAATAAATAATAAAACTTACAATGGTTTAGATAGAACAAATAATAATTTAGGTCATACAATAGATAATGTAGTGCCTTGTTGTGTTAGGTGTAATTTTGCAAAAAACAATAGATCTATTGAAGATTTTTATAGTCATATAAAAAATATTAAAATTAATTTAGGATTAAATGGGCAAAGTAGTTAAGATCATAAGCATAGGAGATAAGATTAATAATTGTAAAGTTATTAATTTTATTAGTGGAACTACATCTAAAAATAGAAAATGGGAAGTTTTATGTGAGTGTGGATCTAAGTATATAGAAAGAGAAGAGACATTAAAGCATCAAGATCCTATGATATGTAATTGCTTTAAATATAAAAAACTAATTAATAATTATGTTGGTAATTTTTTTATAAAAGATTTTGATGTTAATTTAAAAAAATATTTAGTAAAATGTAAATGTGGTAAAGAGTCATACAAATCAAAGTATCAAGTATATAATACTGATTCTTGCGGTTGTTTAAACGAATTAGATTTAACAAATAAAAAATATGAAAGATTATTGTATTTAGAAAAGGTTGATAAGAAGTGGAAAGTACTATGTGATTGTGGATCTATTAAATATTATAATGCTAAGAAATTTGGTAAGATAAAATCATGTGGTTGTTTAGGAAAAGAAAAAGCTAAAGAAACAATAAACATTGCTATAAAGGCAAAATATAAAGATGAGTTTTCTTCTTTAAGAAAAAGATATAAGTGTCATTATTCTGATGGAGATATTAGTTTTGAAGAGTTTTATAAATTAAGTCAAATGGATTGTTATTATTGTGGGATTAAGCCTAGTAATTTATGTAAGAATAGAAATTTAAGATTAGGAAAAGATATAAGCTATAATGGATTAGATAGGATTAATAATAGTTTAGCTCATACGAGAGAGAACGTAGTACCATGTTGTAAGACTTGTAATTTTGGAAAATCAGATATGAGTTATGATGAATTTATAAACTTAGTTAAAAGAATACAAGTAAATGAAATTGTTAAATATAATTTGATAACAATAGAAAAAAAGCATTATAAATTATTTAAAAATTATAAAGCTAATTATAGTGATGGATTAAGTTTTGAAGAGTTTATTACATTAAGCCAGCAAAAATGTTTTTATTGCGGTATTGAACCAAGCAGTTATAATAATTGTTTTTTTTGGAATGGAGTAGATAGGTTAAACAGTAATTTAGATCATAATATAAATAACTGTGTACCATGCTGTAAGCATTGTAATAGATTTAAAAGAGATTTAAGTTTAGAAGACTTTTATAATCATGTAAATAAGATTAAAGCTTATTTAAAATTAAATGCATAAATTTTAATTTTTATATGATAAAGACTAACTGTAAAGCAATAATTGAAAAACTTTATAAAGAAGCTGGTATTTTAAGAAATTCTAAAAAAATGGAGCAAGCTATATATGAAAAAGTATATAAATCTATTGCTACAATAAAAGAAAAAGAAATGGCTTTGCCAGTGAGTTTATTAATAAAAGCAGAAGTAGAGAAAGATTTACCAGAGTCATATAGAATTGACTATTCAAAATTAAAGTTCAAAGACCTTTATGTTTCTGTAATATTTGCAGACGAACATCCTGCGAGTTCTTATGTACCAAGCGACACAAATCCAATGATAAAGCTTAGAATTATTGTAGATAATAAAAATAAAAATATAAATGAAAAAGCTATGTTATCTATTAGGAGTAGGATAAGACATGAGTTAACTCATTTTACTCAACATTTAATAAAATTATCAAATGTTGGACCAGAGCTTGAGTCTACAGATGATTTTTATAATTTTGTTAAAGATTATATAAATAATAATTTTAAAGAAGTGCTAAAAACAAAAAATGAAAGGTTCATAAGTTTTTGTAACAATTTAAAAAGCATTATAAATAATAAAGATCAAGTTTTAGATTTATTAGGTAAGAATGATCCTTATTATAAATATTTTTATTCAAAAGCTTCAAATGATCCAGGTGTTGGATCATTTAAGCATTCTACTCCTACGGCATCTAAAAAGCAATTAGAGATTCATCCTGTAGAGTATTATTCAATTAGCAATAAAGAAGCTCAGCCATTTATAAAAGACTCTGTTCAACAATATATAAAAGAAAATAAATCCTTTAATAAAGATACTTTTTTAAATTTTATTAATGGAATAGATTATGAAGATGAAATGTTAGCTATATTTTGGTTAAGCAATAGAGATCATAATCCTAAAGGATACAAAATACTTGTAAAAGAATTTTATAAAGAATTAAATAGAGTTTATGAAATATTAGCAGAACAAATCAAAAACAAAAATCAATAATATAAGAGAAATAATGGAATTATTTGTAAACGAAATAAATGTTAATAATAAACGACTTGAGGTTTATTTATTAAATGAAAATATTCCAACTAATAAAGCAAGTTTGTTAAAGTATATTGCAAAATGTTTTATAAATGAGTTTGAAAAAGAAAATGAATATAGCGCTGTTGATTATATTTATTTTCTTTTTAAAATTTTAAAAAAACATGTTTTATTTAATGATATGATTGATCATGAATATCAAATTAATAATGATTTAATTCCTTATCTTAGAGACTTTTCAAGTTTTGTAGGTTTGTTTGAGCAAAATGTTAATAATTTTTACGAAGAATCATTGTATAATTTAAATACTAAAACTATGCTTATAGATCAATCTTTGATTGCTTTAAATAAAATTAAAAGTTTTAATTTTGATTTTAATTTTGATTTTACAGAAGAGTTAAAAGCCAGAAAAAAATATATACTTAAAGAGCATATGCTTAAAGAATATATACTTAAACAATATGAAGCGGCAAGGATAGAAAAAGAAACAGAAATAATAAAAGAAAGACAAAAAGAAGAACAAATAGAAAAGCAAAAAGAAGTACAAAAAGAAATACAAAATAAAAAAAATAACTTTAAATTAAATTTTTTTAATAATTTTATTAATATAAAAAATAATGAAGATGCAGATTTATTTATTAAGAACAACAAGGTTTTATTTAGTGATAAGAACTTTTTAAAAAAATTTTTAATAGATATTTGCGAATATTATAAAAATAATAAAAGCAATATAAATAAACAACATTTTAAAATATTAGGTTTAATATACAAAAATGATTTAGATGCTTTTAAAGAAAGTTTATTTAAAGGCTATGATTTATTTTTAGAAGATTATTTTGTAAAAAATAATTTATTTAATAATATTAATTATAAAAATATAACTGTAACAAAAAATAATCAAGAAAAATTTATAGAATTTATATCAAATGATTTTAAAACAATAAATTTTAAATATTTATTAAGTATAGCAGAAGCTCCATTTTTTTTATTTTTTAAAAAAAAATAAAAACAAATATGAAGTTTATTCATTTTTTCTTTTTATAGCATACTTTAAAAATAAAGAAGATAAATTGTTTTTTGCTGCAAACGAAGACAATGAAGACAATGAAGACAATGAAGACGATGAAGATATTGAAAATATTATAAGAGACTCTATTTATTTAGATGGTTTTAAAAATGCATTGAATTCTTTAATTCAATCTGAAGGATTAAGTAAAGTAAAAATAAGTTCTAACTTTTTACTATTATTAAATTTTTCTATAAAAGAAATTAATAGCATGTTAGCAACAAAATATTTTTATACGCCTAAAATAGACGAAGATTTATTAGATGAGTATGAAAATATAAAATACTTATATGATAAACAAAATAATACTTTAAATTTGGTTATTGCTTCTAATAAAAATTATTTTGATGAAATTGAAGATTTTATTTCAAAATACTTAGATAGATTTTCAAAAACAATAGATTCTGTTTTTCATGATATAAAAAATAATTTTTTGTTAATAAATGAAATTAGTAAAATTGAAGATCTTGTTCAAGAATATGAAACGGAATATGTAGAATTAGAAAATTATGTTACGTTTAATAACGTACAAAATTTTTCACAATACATTAAATTAATGAAAAGATATATAGATCTTTGTAAAATTTTTCACAATGAAAGCATTGACCTTTCTTATATAGATTTATTATTTAATAATTTAAGCATAGATTTAAAACAAAATTACATAGAAGACTTAATTACAATTTTAGAATTTAAAAAAGATCAAAAAAATAACATTATTAAATTAGAAAAGATATCACAGGCTTTTAAAGAAAAAGGTTTTGATTTAAACATTGAAGACTTTAATAAAAATTTAGAAAAAATTAATAGATACATAGATAGTTTTTATAATAAAACACTTGTTGCAACTCCAGAATTTGTTCTTATAAGCAAATCTTTAGGTACAGATTTGAGTTATGGCTTAATGCATGATGCATTGGTAAAATATATAGGAGTTGCAAAGCCTAAAGATGAAAATCTTTTTAAATTAGATTTGTCTTTTGATGATTATGAATTTAAAGTTTTAAAATATCTCGATCCTTTGCATTTTAGAATTGGAATAGAAACCAATTGTTGTCAAAGATTAAATGGAAAAGATGGAGAAGAAGCGGCGATTGATTCTTTTATTAATCCATTGGCTGGTGTTTTGGTTCTGTATAAAAATGGAAATATTTTATCACAATCTTATTTTCATTTTGTTCCCGAAGATAATGGCTATATTTTAGATAACATTGAATACAATTTAAATGAAGTAAAAAAATATGATGATAATATAAAAGATCAAAAATCAGATTATTTGGTTACTATTTATAAAAAATATGGAGAGCTTTTACAAGAAAAAAATCCAGAAATTAAATATGTTAAAATAGGAAAGAAATGGACTAAAATTTCTTTAGATAGCTTTAAACAAAGCTCTATGAAAAAAGATCCTAGAAAATTTTCAACTAAAGAAATATATACAGATTTTTCTTTTAAAGACCATGTTGATCTTTTTTCAAAAAATTAATAAATAATTTCTTTTGCTTTTGAAATTTTAATTGGATCTAAACATAAAATATGAGGTATATAAGCAAAAGCTAATGGATCTTCATTAGATTTCATGCACTTTACATAATAATCAATTGTTTTTTTAGGAATTTCTTTTAATTCTTTATATTTATTTATGTTTAATTTAGAATATGTCTCTTTTTCATCATTATACAAAACTATTTTTTTATCTTCTAAAGCACTTATTGGAAATTTTAAAACTTTTTTACCAATATTGTATTTGTTATTTTTTAGGTTTAATAGTTTTGCTAAATCAAATAATAAAATTGGATTTATTGTTGAAAAATTTATACAGTCTTTCCATGTAGCATCTAATAATTTTATTTTTTTATTTAAATGACCTTCTCTACCTTCGTATTTTTTAATTGCTTTATTATAAGCAGATTTATTTTCTTTTTCTAAAATAGAAAGAGGAATTAATTCTTTAATATTTTCATTTGGTTTTATATGATAAAAATATTGAGTATCTAGTTCTTTAGATATTTTTTTAAAATTAAACATAATTTAATTAAAAGATATTAGATTATGTTTATGTACAAAAATGCAAATTCTAAAATTCAAGAGCTAGAAAAAATTTATTTTGAATTAAATCAAGATATGGAAAAATTTATACCTTATATATTAGAAAAAGGATATACGGTTAATGATTTTTTAGATTTTTATAGTTATCAAGGATTTGTTTTTAATTTAGATCCAGAAAGTTTTGATATTATTAAATTTATAAAAGAGCAATCAAATTTACAATATAAAGATATTTTTAATAAAATTAATGCATCTATCGATGTTAATTATTTAATAGATGCACTAAATTTTTTTGGAGTAGAGTCTTTATCTAATATAAATATTAGTAACAATAACATTAGTCATTCATTATACGCACTTTATAAGAAAAACCCAAATGAAAAATTAAAAGAATTTATAATTCAAAGAATAACTTTTTTATCAAATAAAAATAAAAACCTAATACTAAGTTCATTAGAATATGGTATTGATTTTTTTATGGATGAAATATTAGAAATTTTAATAGGTAATTTAAATATACAAGATGTATTAAATATTGATTTAGATAAATCTTTATATGAAGCATTTAAAGTTAAAATTTTAGAAAATCAAAGATTTATTGAAAAAGTAAAAAATAATTTATCCGATTTGTCTTTTATATTTAAAAAATATTACATGTATGATATCATTTATAATGATTTAAAATTATATAATATTTATTCTTATTATTTTATGCTTAGATTGTTAAAAAATTTTAAACCAGAAAATATTAAAAATTTAAGTGATGTGGAAAAAAAATCAAATTATTTGTCAAGTATAATTGAACTATTTCATAGTGTAGTTAGCTATGATGGAATAAAGCAAGCAATTATTGATTCAAACTCTAATATTCCATTGGATGTTCTTTTATTATTAAAAATTCCAATGAATGAATTTAATAAAATATTCAATCAAGTAAGTAAAAAAATAGAGCTTTTATATAATAGAGAAGATGTTTTAAATAAAATAGAAAATGCTTCTAGTAGTGGCAATGTAAATAGTTCACTTTTTAAAAATTTAATAAAATTACACAAATTAAATAACAAAGTACTAAATCTTATTTTGGAAAATTTATTCTCTAAAGAATATGGAACAATTGTTGATATATTAAAAATATTTGATGAATATATGGATTCAACAAATAAATCAATAGAATCTATTTATCATGATTATTTAAAACAAAATCCATTTAACATAGATAAAATTAAAAATTATATTGAGATGAGATCTGGATATTCTTCTGAAGATTTTCATTTAAATACAATAATTGATTTTCCACCTACGCAAAATTTTGGTCAGTTTTTTAATCTAAAATTAAGACAATTAGAAGTAGCTACAGAATTACATAACGATGAGTCTATAGAAAAGTATTGTAATAAATTATTTAATAATACAAAACTAGATTTAGAAGAAGATTATGTTAGTAACTTTATAGAAATTATTAAGTTTAAAGAAAATGAACAAGAAAATATTAATAAATTGATTGCAATATCAGAAAAATTTAAAGAAAAAGGATATAGTATTGACATAAATCAATTTGTTAATACATTAAAAAAATACAATAAATATATTGACCAATTTAATAATTATTCATTAAGTCCTTCAGGGGAATTTGTTTTAGAGTCTAAGTTTTTACAAACATACGTTTCATATGTAAGCATGTTTGATAGTGTTAATAAATACATATCTGAAGCTAAACCTAAAAATAAAGAACTATTTAAGCTAAACTTAAGTTTTGAAGATTTTGATTTTAAAGTATTAAATGATTTAGACCCATTACATTTTAAAATTGGAATAGATACAGATTGTTGTCAAAGAATTGGTGGAGCAGGAGAAGAATCTGCAATTGATTCTTTTATCAATCCTTTAGCTGGAGTTTTGGCTTTATATAAAAATAATGCGCTATTATCTCAATCATATTTTCATTATGTTCCAAAACATAATGGATACATATTGGACAATATTGAATACAATGAAGATGAAGTAAAAAAATATGATAAAAATATAAAAGATGAAAAATCAAATTGGTTAAGCAATATTTATAAAAAATATGGAGAGTTAATTAAACAAAAATATCCAGACATAAATTATATAAAAATTGGAAAAGATTATTCAAAGATTAATTCAAGTCTTTTTGAAAAAGATAGATTAAACTCAGATCCTAGAAGCTTTTCTGTAGAAGAGGAGTATTCAGATTTTACTTCAGAAGATCATATTAACTTATTTAAAAAAGAAAATTTCATAGAGCCAGAGCCAGAATCAGATGAAGAAGATGATTATGATGATTAAATTTTATAAAATTAAAGCTTGAAGTAGCGATATTAAAAATCTTACATTATCATGTAATTCTTTTACGTTTTTATTAAATTCATTTATTAAATCAGTATGAAAAAACTCAGATAGTTTTTTTGATAGTTCTGCGCACTTATTAAGTTGATTTCTTATAATTTCTATTTTTTTATTAAAAGAATCTGAAGTGCTGTAATTTAAAGACGATATAAATCTATCAAAATCACGAATGTAATTATTAAAATAATAAATGTTTAAGTTAGTTACATCTGCTTGCAACTCAAGATTTGTTCTATTTATAAATTTACTAATTATATTTGATCTTCTTAATGCAGTCAAAGCCATCTCATCTTGAGATTTTTTATATTCTTCTGGGTTATTTAATTCTAAATTTCTTTTATTAAAAGAATTCAAAGCATCTCTAAATTGCAATCTATTTCTCATAACATATGGTTTTAAAACAGAAAAAACAGCATCTTGATTTGTTAAATCTTTTGAATTTAATAACTTTTCAATTCTTTGAATTTTTAAAGAGCTATCATAATCCATAATCTTATTGGATAATGAAGATAGTTGATTAATAAAATTATATATTTTTTCTTTATCTTCGCTTAATATTTGATTTCCAATTTCAATTTCAAAAATAATAATATTTTCTTGTATTATTTTATTAATATCATCGCTTTCATTAAAGTTTAAATTCATTTTTTCAAATTTTTTTTGTAAAATATCAGAGTTTTTATATTTTTCTTTTAATAATAAAATTTCTTCTTTAAATACTTTTGCTAATTTAAAAAACTCATTTAAAAGGCTATTATATTCATTAAGATTTAATGAGACTTCATGTTCTTGTCTAGCCATTTTTTCTAAAATAGAACCATTATTATGTGATAAAGAATCAAAATAATTCATTTCTAATATAATTAATTTTTTGATTTTATTTTGTTTACTCTTGTCTGTTTCATTTGATAAGTTAATTTTTAAGTTTGTTAAGTCATGCAATGATTTTGTTATTTTTGCCCAAGCATATCCACCAAAACCATCATCCCATTGCTCTTTAGTAAATAAATTATATGCTTTTTTTAAAAAATCTAAAATTAAATTATAGTTATTGCTTTTAATATCATTTTCTATTTTATTTTTATTTAGATTTTTATTATAAATAGACTCATCTAAATAACTAAGCTCATCTAATACAGCTAAACTTCCATATTTAATTAAATCATTAATACCTTCAACTGCTAAATCTAAAACATCTTGATTTACTACACCATCATTATAATACAACTCATTTGGAGTAGCTTTTGAAGTAATTAATGAATACATAATTCTATTAGCCATATCATCTTCTATAGATGCTTTTACTATTTTAATAAATTTATTTAACAAGCTCATATATTAATCTTAAAATAAGACATTATTTAATGCTTTCCAATCACTCTCCCAAATACTTACAACTTCATACCCAGCATCTTTTAAAGATTGTTCTTTTTTTACAGTATTATTATATAATTCACCAAATGTTTTTTTAGATATTTTATTTATTTTATCTTGCTTATATTTTTTAGGATTTCCATGCCAAAAATCTCCATTAAACTCATAAACAATATTATTATAAAATGCATCAACATAAATTGTTTTGTTATTTATTTTTAATGTTTTTTGTCTACATTCAATTGGAATTTTTAAACTATCAAGCCATTCTTTTTCTAATTTTGACACAGAGTTCATTGCACAATATCTACATAAATTATCTCCTAATGCATAAGTAAGTTTTTCTCTAGATACAAAACATTTTTTACATTTTATATAAACTTTGTTTTTACTCCCATACAAATGCATCTCTGGACTTATTTTGTTTTTTTCATAATCCCAATATTCTAAAATTTCTGGATTGGTTTTTGTAATATTATTGTTTTCATTTACTTCAAACCTATTACAATATCTACATGTGTCTTTTATATGACTTAAGCTTGTTTTATGTATGTAATTACAAGAAAAACATTTAAATGTAAATCTATCTTTAATAGATAGGTTAAATGGATCTTCAATTATATTTTTTGCTATATTTGGAAATTTTTCTCCTATAGATGTGCTTTTAGAAAACTTTAATCCACAACAATATGGACACCCATTATTTCCTTTTTTTATAGACTTTGTTAATAAATAAAATTTTGAATTATAATTATTATTGCACTTATCACAATTAACCAAACACTCTACTTTAGATCCATATGAATATTTATTTGGATCAGGGCTTATTATGTTTTTTAAAAAATCTTTATGTTTTGATGCAAATGAATTTGTTTCATTTACCGAATCTCCAGAACAATACTTACAACCATTCCAATTTTTATCAAATGCTTTTGACATTTGAGAAATGCTCATAAATAAAGAACTATTACATTTTTTACATACAAAATACGCTTTTTTAGCTGATCCTGATGTTACATCTTTTGGAGAAATTGTATTTTTTGAATAATCCCAAATATCTAATAATTTATTCTCTTCATATATAGATTGAATTTTTTTATGAGAGCACTTTCCAAATTCATTTTTCTTTTCTATCCAAGTTTGGATATTTGTACTATATACTTTTTTACAATTATTACAAATAAATTCTATTTTGTTTGGATCATATGGTTTTAAATCACAAAGTTTAATTTTATTATTACTTGAGTATTCAAGCTCTAATAATTTATATTTTTCTTGACCTATTTTATTTAGTATTTTTGAAAATATAAATTGGCTCATACTTCTCTGCCTCTTTTCCTTCTACTTCATGAAGCTTCTTTTTTGTTAAATGACTTCTTACTAGTCTTAACTTAAAGACTTCTATAGGATCTCCAAAATGCTTTTTAGCTATATCTACTATTTTAGGATATTTATCTGTAATATTTACTCCAAATAATTTTCCTGGCTTTAACATAAATTTTACATTTTTAACTGTATTTTCCCAATATACATTATAAAAATAATCCTCTCCTTTATTGTAGGCTTGAGTTAAGTCTTTTGAATATACTTCTTGAATATAATATGGCGGGCTTGTATATGAAAAATCTATTGAATTTTCTTCTCCACAATAATCTTCAGATCCAGATTTTATTAGCTTGTAATTGTTTTTATCAAACTTAAAATAAGTAGCCATCTTCTCTAAAGATTCTGTTGTTAATGGATCTGTTCCAATATATTTTCTATTAGATGAAATTGCTCCTAATAATCTTGCTCCAAATCCACAAGAAGGATCAAATATTGTATCTCCTACATTTGAATATTTCATTGTTATTAGTTTTGCTATTTCAGGTTTAAACATAGAAATTTGACTTACAAATCTCATGCTTCTCATTCCTTGAATGAGCATTTTAAAGCTTATATTAAAAGCTTCATTTACTCCCGGAACAAATACTCCTTTTTTACTTACAGAGTCTTTAAGCCAATCCATACCGAGTCTATTTTTTATAATCCTTTTTAATATTAAATCATCATTAAATAACTCAGGAATAGTTTTTCCTTTCCCATCTGTTGTTTCATAATATTCATGACAAAAATATTTACAAATACTTGTTGCCATAGAGCTATTTCCATATGTAGAATCTACACTTGTATCAGGATTGTATTTTAATAAATTATTCCAATCAGATTTTATTTCTTTTTCACTATCTGGATACATAAATTCTAATTTTCTAAATTCATGAAATATAGGATCTATCAAAGCTTCTCTTTCTTCATAAGAAAGAGATTGAATATATTTTTTTGTAATTTCTTGATTATTAATTTTAATAATTGTGTCAAATTCCATGCCTACAATCTAGGGCTGCGCAATTTCGCGCGCAATACCACCGCAATTTATTTTTTAATTAATTATAAAATTTTCCCATTATAATGAACTAATTTTTTAGCCCCAGGAAACTTCATTTTATAAAATAACAATCCTTTTGAAGCTCTACCTAAGTTTACAGTTTTAACTCCTAAATTTATTAATTTTTCATATAATAAACAATCTGTAAATTCAGACAATCCATGAATTTCATTGCATAATGCTTTTCCTGTTATATAAGAAGAATTTTCTTTATTGCTTGCAGAAGCAAAAGCAACTAATTTGTTTTCTTTGTAAACAAATAAATTAATACAATCTTTATGAAAATTATTAGAATAAAAATAATCGCTCTTGCCAGAAAAATCTCTAAAATATTTTTCTCCTAAATTCTTAGACCACTCTTTTAACATATCTCTTACATCTTGTAAATTATTAAAATAATCTTGAATAATTAGATTATGTTTCTTAGCAGAATTAATTGAATGTCTTATTCCAGAATATTTTGTTCCTTTTAAGGAAAAACTTGTCAAATCAATCAAAACAGAGTTTTCTTTTTCTTTTGTTATTTTTGCATTTTGTTTTATAATATTTAAATTATCTTCGGTTAAATAATGAAAAGAATGATTTTTTAATAACTCAATTTCTTCCGATAATAAAATCCTATCCGTTGTAAAATGAAATTTATTATTAACAGACCATTTGTAAATATGGTTTTCTTCTAAAATGTTTTTTGCTTGTTTTCCTAATAAACACTTCCAAGAAATTGAATCAATAAATGTTTCCATACTAATATAGTAATTATAAATGTTTTTTCGTCAATTGCATCAATATTTTTTGTTATTATATTCATAAAATGAAAAAAATAAATGTATTTGAATTAAAATTAAATTATAAAATAATTTCAATAGAAAAAGAAAATATACTTAAATCTGGTAAAAAATCAACACAATATAAATGCTTGTGTAATTGTGGGAATTATTTTACAATATCACATCAATCTATTTTAAAAAAAGCAAATCCATGTAGTTGTCAAAGATATCTAAATATACAAGGTAAAAAAATTTTTAAATTAACTGTAATAAAAAGAGTAGATAAAAAATGGCTTTGTAAATGTGATTGTGGAATTGAAAAATTAATAACTTATAATGCTTTAAAAAATAATACCAAATCTTGTGGTTGCTTTAATAAAGAAAGAATAAAAACTATCCATAAAAACTTTACTGTTAAAAAATTTGAACCAAAAATAGCCTCCGCAAGAAGAGCTTGGAAAAATAAATATTCAGATGGTAATCTTTCTTTTGATGATTTTTTATCTTTATCAAATAAAAACTGTCATTATTGTGGACAAGAACCTAATCAAATTTTTAATATGTTTACAGATAAATATTCTAAAAAATCTAAAGAACAAGGCGATTTTATTTATAATGGATTAGATAGATTAAACTCTAATTTGCCTCATAATATTGAAAATGTTGTTCCTTGTTGCTACACCTGTAACAGATTTAAATCAAATCTTGATGTAAATGACTTTTTAAACAAAATGCTATCCATAAAAGAAAAACCTTTTGTTCAACATATTGTTAATAATTATACTTTTAATAAATACCAAATATCTAATTTTAAAAAAATATGGTCTGATTCTTATAATAAAGAAATACCATTAGATTTTTTTATATCTATATCTCAAGAAAATTGTTTTTACTGTAATCAAAAACCATCTAATTATTCTCATTACCAATATTCAAATAAATATTCATTTGAAGCAAGAAATTATGGAATGATCTATTACTCAGGTCTAGACAGATATAATAATTTGCCAAAACATGAAATTTTTGATGTTGTTCCTTGTTGCAAACATTGCAACTTTGCCAAATCAAACATGACTCCAAATCAATTCTTTAATCATATAAATAAAATAAATGAAAATAAACAAACTAACAATATTATCCTTAAATAATAACATTGCTCTATGTAAGTGTGATTGTGGCAATGTTAAAAATATAAAATATAATCTTATTGTATCAAACAAATCTAAATCTTGTAAACAATGCCCAAAATCAAATTTATATAATAAAGTATTTAATAATTTAACTGTTATTGATTATGACTTTAAATTAAAAAAATGGAAGTGCATATGTAAATGTGGAAAATTAGTTTATGCATTATCTAAATCTTTAAAAAGCAATAACACAAAATCTTGTGGTTGTATAAGAAAACCAAAAGTTAAAAAACCAAATTTATACAAAAAAGTATTTTCAAGATATTCTGATGGAGATTTAACTATTGATAAATTTTTAGAACTTATAAAACTTAATTGTTATTATTGCAACTCTAAACCTAATAATAACTACAAAGGTTTTGTTTATTCTGGATTAGATAGATTAGATTCTAATTTACCTCATAATATAAATAACATTGTTCCTTGTTGTATTTTATGTAATCGATTTAAATCAAATTTATCTTTAGATGAATTTAAATTATGGATATTAAGCATTAAACCAAAATTTTATTCTAATTGTTTTGATATTCAATTAAATAAACATCAATTGTATTCTTTAAAAAAAGTTTGGAGCTGTCAATACAAAAAAGAATTAAACTTTAATGATTTTATTAAAGTATCTCAACAAAATTGTTATTATTGTGATTTAAAACCAAGCAATCTTGTTAACAATAAAAAATATAAAAACCTAAACATAAATATAGTAAATCAAGCAAATGCCTTTTATTCTACTTTAGACAGAATAGATAATAGTTTAAATCATAATATAAACAATGTAATTCCTGCTTGTACTCATTGTAACAGATCAAGAAATAAATTATCTATAACTGATTTTATTGATCATATTGAAAAAATAAAAAAGCATTTTATCATAAAATAATGAAACAAAAAAAATATATAAAAGATTTTTCAATTGATGAAATCAATTTAATACTAAATAAATTTGAAAATAACTCAACAATAAAAAATATAGCAAATGAACACAGCTCATCAACAACAACTATTTCTAAAATTTTAAAACTAAATAATAAAAATATTATTTCAAATAAAAACAAATATAATGATTTAAGAAACATTCCATTAAACGAATTACAAAAAGAATTTATTGTTGGAACTGTTCTTGGTGATAGTTGCTTACATAAAGATAATAAAAATTCAAATTATAAACTTTCATTTAGTCATTCTATAAAACAACAAGAATATTTTAATTGGAAAGTAAATATATTAAGTCCATTTATTAAAAGTCATACAAAGTATATAGATAAAAGAGGCAATTCTACAATCCTTTGTGCAACTACAATATCTCATCAAGATTTTAATTATTTTGGAAATTTGTTTTATAAAAATAAAACAAAAATTGTTCCAGATAATTTAAAATTTACACCATTGTCTTTAGCTGCTTTAATACAAGATGATGGTAGCTTAAATAAAAGCAATATAAGAATTGCTTCTATGTCTTTTACAAAAGATGATAATGAAAAACTAACAAATTATATTAAAAACTTAGATTTAGATTGTAAAGTTTTAAATTTTAAGTATAATTCCAAACTTTATTATCAAATAACATTTAATAAAATTAACACTATAAAATTAAGTAATTTAATCAAAGAATATGTTGTAGAATCTATGAAGTATAAAATAATTGCTTAATTTATGCAGATAAATTAAATATTTTAACTTTTTTTCATAAAAACATGGAATATCGAATAATTGATTTTAAGAGTGCAAGCTTGCGCTCGAATTAACCGTCAAACATTTTGGCAAATAATATATAAAAAAGGATATCCATGAATTTTTTTAATAATCAAGGTACTTTAAATGCTTCATCTTTAAAAGATGCTGCAATGCAAATAGCAAAATACGCCTCTATTCTAGAAGAGAATCAACCATCTAATGTTTCTCAAGCAAATTCTGTTTCTACAGATGACATGGATGCAATGATTTCCAGAGCATTGATGACACAAGATGGAAAAATTGCATTGGCACAAGCCATGGCTAATCCAATCAGAAGAAATTTGGATTATCATGGAATTGGAAGAAGAGCACTAGTTGTAGACGCTCTTCCACAAGGAGCAATTCCAGTTTATGAGAGAGACATTGATGTTTCAGCAATGGTTGTTTCTTCAAATGGTACAGGAACAGAGTCAAGAGTTTTTGGAGATAGAATAACAGTTCCAACATTCGAGCTTTTCTCAAATCCAAAAGTTAGAATGTCAGAAGTTAGAAGAAGAAGATTTAACGTAATTGACAGAGCAGTACAAAAGGCAAAGCAAGAGATAATGGCACAAGAAGATGCAAACTTGTTTGCAGCTTTGGATCAAGGTGGACAAGTAGAGAATACTTTACAAGACATTGCTGATGCAGGTCTTTTAAAGAGAGACTTAATTGAGTTAAAGGGACAAATTGATAGATGGGACTTAGTTACAGCTAAGTATTTCATGAATATCAATGAGTTCAATGATATTCTAAGATGGGGAGCTGGTGGTGGACAAGGAACAGGTGGTGGAGATTTCGATCCCGTTAACTAAAGTAGCGGCACGAATTTATTCGTGAAAAATTTGGCTGTATGCTGGAAAACCTAGATAAGCAAATTATACTTTATGATAGAATAAACAAAAAGTTTGAAAAAAGATAAAGTGAAAATTAATTTGATATAGATAATCAGCAGGAAAAATTGATGAAAAAAGTTAATATAACAAAAGAGAAACTAACAGAACTATACACTGAGAAAAAACTAACCATGTACGAAATTGCTGAAATATACAATGTAGATCGATCTACCATAGGAAATAAGCTAAAGGCTTATGGAATATGCAGCAATCCGTCCAAAAGAAAGTTTTATCATTTAAAAGCAATTCCATTAACACAACAACAAAAAGAATTAATTGTAGGATCAGCATTAGGCGATGCTTCAATTATCAAAAGAAATACTATTTCTTACTTTAAAGTATCTCACTGTGAAAGACAAAAAGAATATTTAATGTGGAAAAAAGAGATATTAGGAAATTTTGTTAATGTAGTTAATAAATATGCAGATAAAAGAGGAAATTCTATAATGTATTCATTTAATACATTGGGACTCAGTGAATTGAATAGCTTCAGAGATATGTTTTACAATAACAATAAAAAAACAATTAAAGAAGAAATTTCTGATAGTTTAACAACTTTTGGATTAGCTGTTTGGTATATGGATGATGGTAGTAAACAAAACAATAGCTGTAGATTATCTACAGATGGATTTTCAAAAGATGAAAATATTGTTTTACAAAAAGTTTTAAAATCTAAATTTGATTTAGATTGCAAAGTTTGTGGATACACAAGAAACAATAAAGAATACTACTTTTTATCATTCAACAAAAACAATACAATAAAACTTCATAACATGATCAAAGACTATGTTGTTAATTGTATGAAATACAAACTAATTGATTGCTCCTCAACGACTACATGCCAAAATTCAGACAATTCTATTGTTTGAATGTGATATAGTCTGATCTTTATAGAGATATAAAGCTAACACAATGTACAATGAGAGAAGTTCTACAAACAGGTCTATATGCACACATCTTTGGTGCAGACATTATGGTATCAAAGATTGTTCCACCAGGAACAGTTTATGCCTGTGCAGATCCAGAGTTCGTTGGAGTAATGCCAATCGTTTCTGACATTGAAGTATTACCAGCAGACGAGCCAAAACAACTAAGCTTAGGCTGGGTTGTAACTGAGAATATCGGTCTAGCAATTGTAAACGCAAGAGGCGTATCCGTTGGTAGAAAATCAGCCGTAATTGGTGCTTAATTATAAAAATAAAAACTAAATAAGTTTTATGCCTTGCTTTGCAAGGCTTTTTTTATTTCTAAAGCATTTATATATTTTCTATTTATAAAAATAGTAGAGTTATCATATAAATAATTTATTAATTTTATTATAGAATCTTGTTTTTTAACTCTTAATTCATTTAATATATTTATGTCTTGCTTATATGCTTTAACAATAAAACAAGATATATTTAATTTATTTAATATAGATTTAATATATTGATTTATGTTATTGGTTGCAAGCAGACCAATTGTTTTTGTTTTTAAAGAAATAAAACCATCTCCATCAATTAATCCCCTAATAAAATGCTTATAATAAATTTCATTTATATTAGGAAAAATTAATATTTTAGATTTATTTGAAACACATGAATATTTTGCTAAATCATTTTTTATATTTTCTGAATAAATACTTAAACTACAATAATCTTTATTATTCTTTTTAGAATATTTTACTAAATCTTGATTGTAAATTTGATTTGAAATTAAAATTAAAATATCTTTATCTATATTTGATATTTCAATTTTAATTCTATTTTTATAAACATTACCGTCAGCAAATATAAAACCTAATATATAAGCTTTTTCTTCAGAATCAATATTATTAAAATAATTATGATTTGGAAAATATTTTCTTCTTCTTTTATTAACAATAAGATCTTTTAATAAAATAGACAAGTTATGTCTATTTATATTATAGATTTTAGATATTTTTGATAATGAATAATTTTGATTATAAAGATTAATATATTGATCAAGCATTAAGCTTTTATATCAAAGATCTGGCAACTTAGCTTGTTCTAGAGCTTCGAGTAGTTGTTGTTCTATTGGGTTATATTTTTTAGATTTTTGTTTTGGGGGTTCTGAGGGGCTTGCGGCACCAGGGGCTTGTGTTGGTGTGGAAGGTGCTGTTGGAGATTCTGTAGGTTTAGCTAGCTCGGATGTTCCTGGTTTTAATTCTGGTAATTCAATATCTGGTTCAGATTTTGTATTAGAAACGTCAGCCTCTACTACACTTTTTTTAGCCATGACAGATTCGGCTACTTTTTTATATTCGTTTACTGTTTTTAGCATTCCTTTTGTAGCGTCAGCGACTTCATCTAATAAATTTCTAAATAGACCAAAGCCACCTCTTAAGATTTGAACAGAATCAATTTTATCAGTAAGCCATCCTTTTTCTTTTGTTTTTAATTCTTGTAAAACTTTATTTGAATAATCTTTTGCTATTGTATTAAATAATGGTTCTACATTATTTATAAATTTAGAAAATCTTTCAAAAATTACAGGTATTGAATTTTGAGCTTTTTGTGTTTTAGAAAACTCTACTATTTCTTCTGCTGTCATAGGAGTTTTAAAATGATCTATTATTTTTTCTATTTTTTTACATTCAGCATGAGTTGCAATAGCTGCGCTTTTTAGCTTATTTAATTCTGTTTTAGTAGACTCTTTAAATTCTTCTCCTAATAATCCAAAAGAATAGACTTCTTCTTGCAATGCATCATCTATTTTTTCAATAAGATTTTCTTTTGCAGCATCTATATTATTTGTTTTTAATGTTGATGAAAAGTGTTGATAAATATAAGTTAATGCAATTACTCCTGCAATGATTCCAGCTGTTAATCCAAAGCCAGCTTTTTTTTTAATTTGACCAATACAATTATCTGCTAAGATTCGTAATTGATCTTTATCATTAAAATCCAACTCATTTGCTATCTTTATTAAAGATAATTGAAGATCACTTTCAGCATATTTTTTATGATCTAGTTGACCTGTTGGGTTTTTATGAACAATTTTTAGCATTATTTGATTTCTTTCTATATTATTTTCAATCAAAGAATGCATTGGATCATAAGATGGACCAAATATAACTCTATTTGGATGAGCTTCTTCCATTAGGTTAGATTTATATTCAATAATATCTTTTTCTTTTTTTGTTGGTTTTTGTTTATTTCTATCATCCAAATTGGCTCGTTGGGCATTCTTGGTCAAGCCACTTTGCATAATCTTTATATATTCTTCAAATACTTCTGATTTCATATTATCCTTTTAAGCTTGACATGATTAAGTCTGCTATTTCATCTGGTGATTTAAAATTATTAGGAATCATTACAAAATTATAATTTGATATGCCAATATTAGCATTTAAAATATGCCTTACTACTCCAATAAAAACAGGTGATTTTACTACTTTATTTTCATTTACATTTGGGTATTTATTTGCAACATAATCTAAAACTAAATTAATTATATTATCTTTTGTATTTTTTATATTTACGGTCCAGCCACCATTATCTTCTGAAAAAATACTAGACATTTGGCTTTTAAAACTTGTTTTATCTTCAGTTGAAGATGATGGCATTGTAGATTGTGCAGATGGTGTAGATGGTTTTGTAAATTTTGAAATCATTCCATTTACAACATCTCCTGCAACCATAAAACCCGTTGCGGCAAATACAGTAACAAAAGTCCAAGTAAATAAAGATTTTAATAATTCAAAAACTTTAGAAGAAAAATTACCATATCCATTAAAAAAGTTTTTAAAAGATTCAGTTAATTTTGTTAAAGATGCTTCATCATATCTAGCTTGTTTTATTATTTCTTCATATTTTAAATAAGAAGTTTTTTCTAAATTAGGTATTGCACTTTTTACAATAGAACTTATTTGAGAAGAAGTTGCTTTTGATTGAGAAGAAATAATACTTTTTAATTGATTACAAATATTGTTTAATATTTCATAAAAATCAACCTTAAATGCAGAAGATAAAATACCTACAAATATCCCTATCCATTTAAAATTTAATGCAGAAAACATTTGATAAATAATAGCTGGAGAAAGAAAATTTATTACTTTTTTTGCAGTAATTTCTCCATTCATTTTATCACTAACATAACTAGATACTCCAGAAACTAAAGAGGATAAAAAACTAGATTCTGAAGCATATTTATTAATAGATTCATTTCTTAATGATTCTAGTAACAAACTATCTTGTAAATAATTTATTTTATTATACATTACTTACGTCCTTTTGTTATTTGAATTAATTGATTTACATTTGTAGCTAGCATGGATAATTTTTGTAAATTGCTATAAGCTATAGAGCTTCCTACTGCATTACCTGATCCTACTTGAGATCTAAATGCAGCTAAAGCTCCTGGAGAAATAGAACCTCCCCTTTCTAAAGAGTCTTTTAAATGAGAGATTGCTTGTTGAGTATATACTACAACTCTTTGCAAGCTTTCTAATGCTCCTATATAAGAACTTTGATCTTTTAAAGAATTCATTATAGCTAATGGGGGTTGATTTAGATCAAAAAAATCAAAGGTATTGTGTTTTAATTGTTCTGTATAACTATTCCAATTGCTTTGTACTTGAGCCAAAAATCCATTATATTTTTGTTTATCATATTGATTTGAAACTGCTTCTAACAAGCTAAAGAACTTAGTTATATAATCTATATTTATTTGATCTAATCTTAATGGAAGAGAGTTTGTTATTTGGGTTAGATTTTGAGGATCAAAACCATCTCCAGCTTCTCTTTGTCTATTGCCTGATGCTCCAGATCCATATCCAGTACCAGTACCAGTACCAGTGTCAGTGCCAGATCCAGTGCCTTTACCCTCTACATTACAATTAGATTGAATATTAAAGTTATTTATTTGATTTTCATAATATTCATAAATCTCTGATAATTGAGGATTATTTGTAGCAGCATTTGCTTTTAACCAATCAGTTCTTATTTTTAAAGAAGCTAATATTAAACAAATATTTTCTATTAAATCTATTTTTTGATTATTATTAATTACGCCTAAATTACCAAGCCATGTTTTAAATGCATTTAAGTTTTCAATATCTTTAGCAAACAATATGGTAGATCCTGTGCCTCTTGGATTTTGTAAGTTATATGGATTTGCAAAAGCATCTAATTGAGAATTTGGATTTAAAGTTTCTGGCTTATTTGCAGATTTTGGATCTATTGTATTTTCTCCTGCATTGTTATTTAATTCTATTAAAATTTTATCTAATAATGTTTTAAGTAATTTACCACCTTTATTATCATTTAAAGAGTTATCATATAAAGATTTAATAAATTTAGCAATGCCATCTTTATTTACCCAAAATCTAAAATCATTTCCCCTGTTAGCTGGGTATTGAAAATACTTTTTTATATTTAATCCTTTTTCAATAAATGGAACTATTCTTTGTCTTGGATCATTTATTTGTTTTGCTGGATCATGAACTATTGATAAAAGCTCATTATTATACAGAACTCCATTTTGAGCTAAAAACAATAATAGTTCATATGGAGATTGTAAGTCTCTTAGATAAAGCTCAGTATTGGGGTTTGAAGATGTAAATTTATCATCAGAATACAAATCAATATTTCTTTGTAAATTTTCTAAAAGATTTGCATATATTGCATCTTTATAAGGTTTAAAAGCTGGATTTTCTTGGGCTATCTTAAATAATTTGTTAAATAAATCTTTATTTTTTATGATAAAACTCATACATATAATCTATATNNATATAGATTATATGTATGAGTTGATAAATATTTTTAATAAAATTTAAATTTGTTCTACTAATCTGGGAGCTTTAGTGTTTGTATTATTTTATTTTTTATCTATATTATTTGTATTTGATTTAACTCTTTCTTCAGAAGCAAAATCTTTAGTGTTTACTGTAGGATCTCTACTTAATGGTTGAATTGGTAAATGAGATGTTAGCTGTTGTTTTATTTGAGATAAAAACCATTGAAGTTGATTTTTATCAGGTTGTGTATTAAATGTTGTTTTAAATAATTTTTTTAAACTATCTACAGATAGTAAATCATTAAAAGTTACATTAAATTGTTTTCCACTAATATTTAAAGTAGAAAGTTTATAATTTTTATATTCATTAAAAACAGTAACATGATCTGGACTCATGTTTGATTTTATATTATTTATAGCCTCTTCTTGTTGAATATGATCTGGTGGCGCCTGAGTGCTTGTTTTTATTGACATAAATGAATTGGTTTGATTGATAAGCTCTTTTACATTTGGAGATTCAATTATGCTTTTAAATTGTGATAAAAAATCTACTTGTTTTCCAACAAGATTAGATAACCCATCAATTACTTTTAATTTTACATCTAGTTCAATATTATGTCTTGTTTTACCGTAAATAATTTTTTCAAAATTTTCTAATATTTTATTATAAACATTTAATAAATTATCATCAATACTTAGTTCAGTATTAGATATTGATTTTGAAAAATCAAGAAACCCTTTTGAACAAGCAGCTATTGCTTTTAAAGCATTTAATGTTCTTATATGAAATATTCCATCAATACTTTCTTCACCTTCTGTTTTGGGTTGTTTTTTTGCAAATTCCACATCAAGTCTTGATTTTAATTTTGATAATTGATCAAATTTATATTTATAATTTAGATCATATTTAATTAAAATATTATCATTTATATCTTCTTTTTTAAATAAATCTTCATTATAATCTTTTGGGTTTATTTTAGTAAATTCTATATAATCTTTTTTTACTTTTTCTTGTAAAATTTTAAAAAACTTGTTATCATTTTTGTATTTATTTTTTATAGATAACAACTCACTATTTAATTTTTCTTCATTTTTTGATAAAGGTCTTTCTATTTTTGGCGTTCCTACTCTTCCAATAGTATCAATAACCTGGCTAAAAAATGTTGGGACTCTAGCCATTCCGCCTTCTTGAGTATTTATTCTTTGTTTTTCTTCAACATCTGTATCTGAAAATTCTAAAAAGTTTTTTGGTATGAAGTTTTTTAATAAAAAATTACCAATTGGAACCGTTCCGCCCAATATTTCTTTTTTTGCTTGATCATTATTGTATTCTTTTTTATTTAAAAGATGTTTTTGAATATTTGGAGAATTTCTTTGAAATAACTCTCCATGTGAAAAATCAGTATTATACATATCTTGATCAGATATCTGCCTACCAGAATCAAGATTTCCAATTTCCATATTTAACAAAGCCTCTTTATAAGCTATGATATTTCTTTGCAATACTTCTATAGCCTGTTTAGATACAGGTTTCTTATTAGTTGGTTTTTGTTTTTTTGGAGTACTTGATCCAGACGAAGATGATAGCTGTGTTCCTGGCAATGCTGATGCTGGTGCTTGTGCTTGTCCTTGTCCTTGTCCTGCTTCTTTTTTTTCTTTTGCTTTTTCTTTTGCACTTGCAGGTGGTTTAGGTGTTGAATCTTGTGCTATTTTTATATTCATATTATACGCTCCAATCATCAATTACTTGGTTTGATCTAAGTAGAAGAGATTGTTGTTTACTAATCAAATTTTGATCTTTTAATTGGCTATCAATATTATTATAATCCATTTCTACATTAATTTCTTTACCTAGTTCTTGAATTTCACCAGAAAAATTTCTTCTAAACTTGTCTAATGGCATTCTGTCTTCATCATCATAATAACTAGCAATTCGATCTATATGTGCCAAATTATTATATAATGGTTGAAAAAAACTCATAATAAGTTTTATTTTTTTTTGCTTATCTTTTTCTTGTTTTTGTTCTTCTGTTAGACTTGTATTGTCCATTAATTTATTATTAATATCTTTTATTTTTTCTAAATTATAATAAACAGAATTTCTAAATTTTAGGAATGTTTTTTTCTGATGTTCATCATTTTTGTCTATTTGTTCCCAAAATTGAATATTATATAAATTAAATAAATTTTTATACTCTTTAATAGAATTTTCTGAAGATGTAATACTTGTAATTTTATCATAAATACTTTCTAAAGAACCTACTGGCTTATTTAGGTTTCTTAAATAGCCAATAGAGTTATTAATATTTGCTTTAAAAAAATTCTTTTGGTTATCTAATTCTTTTTTTAAAGAAGCAGTATTAGGATCATCATCATTATGATTTTGTGCTACTTTTATTTTTTTTTTACTTTTTAATAAACTCATTAAAGCTTTTTGAGTATCAAAAATATCTTCAACCAAAGAATCTCCTTTTGCTACATTATCTAACTTTACAGATCCTTTTGGATGAGCCTTATCAATCATTTTTTTATATTCATCTTTTGTTACTTGATACAAATTAGCTTCTGCTTTTTTATAAGCTAAAAACTTATCTGTAAGCTCTTTTGACAAATCGTTCATTCCTGCTTGTTTTAAACCTAATATTAACTTTGATATGTTTTCATCAAAATTATCTGTAGGAGTAAAATCTGAGCTTGCTTTTTTTTCTATTTGCTTTTCTTTTACCCAACCTTCTTTCAAGGCTTTTTCTTTAAAATAATCAGCAACAGAGTTTTTTTGTAATAAAATATTTCTACTCATCTTGTCCTAAAATAATACTATTTATTATATAGATTTTAAATTATTTATAATAGTTGTTAACTCATTATTTACATCAAACCCTTTTGTTTTTATTAAAGCAAGCTTATTTCTGATTAAACTTAATTGTTTTTTCTTATCTTCGCTTAATGTATCTATTATACTAAATTTTTGATTATACAATTCATAAGACTTATTTAATAATTTATTAAACTTATCTTCCATAAAATCTGTTGATTCTGGCTCTTTATAATTTGTTGTAATATTGTTAATATCTATTATTTGTTGTAGCTTATTAAAGTAATTTGAAATAATAGAGTCTAGTTTTTGATAGTCAAAACCTTCTAATTTTAATTTTTTAAAACTATATAATACTTTATTTACTCTTGAATATTCTACTTGAATAAGTCTGATTAAATCAAAATTGGTTAATTTTTCTTTACTTGCTCTCCACTTATAAAATGGAACAAAGCTATTTATATAATCTGAAAAAATACTATCATATTTAACATTTTGAGTTTTTATAAATTGAATTAAAGTTGATTTTAATTCTTTCCAATAAGAATTAACCATTTCTTCTAAATCACTTCCAGATATTTTTATATATGTTGGGGGCTTATAGTTTTTTCCAGTTATATCGTCATATAATACTTTATGTACATTATAAAATTGATCAATAATAGATTCGTTTTGGTTTTGTGACTTAATATTCTTAACGCTCATATAAATATAATATCATAGCCATAATAATTCTAATGATGAATTACCAATAGGGCTTGGAGGTGATGTTACCATACCTACAGATATGTGTTTTGGAGTTGGCTTTCTTGTTGTAAACAATCCTTTTTCAGAACAAAATATAGGAGCATTTACAGGATAGCTTTGATTTGTTTCATACTGATCTGTTTGCAATATCATTCTATCCATCCAAACCGTTATTTTACCACTTCCTGCTGTACTATCTTGTCCAGCAACGTTTGGAATAAAATAAGTATAATTTACAATAGATTTTATTGCATTTGGAATTCCGCCACCAGTTAAATCATAATTTAATGGAGTTCCAGATAAAAATGTAACAACTCCGTTTACTTCGTTTAATTCACAAGAAACAGATGATAAAAATGTATTTTTTACTATATTAGCATTTTTTAATGTAGCCATCTTATCATCTGCCAAAACTACTTGACCTAATCCATTCAAAATTCCATTTGCAGGAACAATCAATTGCTCATTCCAAGAAATAGCTGTATATGCTTTTGTTCTTACCTCGTCTATAATTCCAATTGGAGCTGTTCCATCTGAAACAGTAGCCATTACTTGATTTCCTATTACTGTTAGTTGTGCTACCATTCCAGGTTGAAATTCAACGCTAGGATCGCATTGAAAGCTTGCTGGTAGTGCCTTACTATACCATATTGGTCTAAACATTTTTCCTCTTAATTTAATATAACAAAAAAGCCCGCATAGCGGGCTTATAATATTGATTCAACTCTTATTTAATCTTCAAAATCACTTTCTTTTATCTCAAGCTCTTCTTCTTCAATAACCTCTTCTTCTAAAGGACTTAGAATCTGAGCAATTCTAGTTAAATACTTATTATCTTTTACAATTTCTTTTTTATTAAAAATATCATGAAATGGAGCTTCAGCTTGACCTACAGATTTATAACTTCTATTTTTACCTACAGTAAACAAACTATCGAACTTATTAGATGAGGTTTTTATCATTTTATCTATTACAGGCTTATCAAATGAAGCTTCTCTAAACAATACTCTTAATTTGTTTTTTAAATCTTCTGAAACTCTATCATTAAAAGATTGATCAAAGCTTTTTATTAATTGATCTTTTGTAGCTTTTTTCTCTAAGAATTTTGTTATTACATGCGCTTGAACTGGAAAGTTATTTGCATCTAAAAGTGTACCTATCATATCTAAATGCTGGGCAACTTTTAGATTTTTCTTTTCTTTAGTATTAGCATTTGCTTCTAAATTTTTGCTAAGGTTATCTTTCATACCTTTTAACAATTCTTCTTGACAGTTGCCCAGTTTAAACATTATTTTTTACCTTTTCTTGCTTTTTGAGCTGCTTCTTCTTTCTCTTTCTTTGTTAGTTTACCATCTTTGTTTTTATCCATATGCTTTTTTAAGCCAGGTGGTAACTTACCTTTTGCCATATTTTTATCTTTTTCTTTATCTTTCTTAGATTTTGCTTTGGCTTTTTCGTCTTCTACTTTTTTCTTTTTAGCTTGAACAATTAAATTAGCTAATTTGATTGTAGCTGCTGATCCAGTTGGTGAGCCTAGCTCATCTAATGCTGCGGAAGCTGTTAGCAAACCATCAATAGCTATATCATAATTTGCTACAACTTCGTCTAGATCTTTCTTGTCATCTGACATACCACAGTCATCTTCATCTTTTTTATCTTTTTTCTTGTCTTTAGCATAAGACATATCTAAATCTAAATCATCTCCTAGATCTTCTGAATCATCTTCAAAATCTAATTCGCTATCTAAATCTAAATCATCTGCTTTTGATTCATCTTTTTTGTCTTTATCTTCTTCTTTATCTTTCATAGAAGAAGCTGTTTTAAAGATAGCTTGATATTCTGGGCTATCTAGTAATGTCTTCATTGATTGAGCAATGTAATTTGCATGATTATTTTTCATATTTTTCTCCAAACAATACAATTATATATATTTTAAATGGTGGAGAGGCGCAAACCCCTCCACCATTTTTTTATTTATTAGAACATTCTTGGTTTCTTGCCTAATGCACTAGATAGCTTAGCTATTAGATTCTCTGTCTCTGTTGGATAAGACTCTTCTCTAAATGTATCTACTACTCCAACTGCTGGTAATCTTGAAGCCATTTTTGTTACGCCTTTGCTTGATGCAACAATTGTCTTTAATGATTCAAAGCTCTCATCATTAAATTTCATTATCTCATCTACTTTTTGAGCAATGGCTCTCTTGTCTGAAGCGCATAATCCTTTTTCTACCATATCATTTGCTAATTCATATGCTCTAGCTAATTTTACTTTTTCAACTTCTAAAGCTTTTTGCATTTCTGCTTTTGCATGATCTTTTACTAACTCACTTGCAAATTCAGAACCACCTTCTACTTCACCATAGTATTTTTTGTAATAAGCAATTGTCTCTTTATCAGCACCTCTTGAAACTAAATCGTCTAAATCACTATAAGACAATGAACCTTCTGAAATTAGTTTGTGAATCATTGCTGCTTCTTTTCTAACTTTAACAGGCGCATTTACTGCTTTTAACATTGCATCATGTTGATCTTCTAGATCTTCAAATTGATCTAATTTATCAGAAGCTCCTTCTTCAAACTTTGGAGTATAGCTTCCTTTTGGATGTGCCTCATGTAATAGTGGTGATACTTTCATTTTCATTGTATCAGCAGCTAGTTTTGCTCTTAATGCCATTCGTCCTTCTTTTGTCTTTAGTGATGCTACTACTTGAACTTGATCTCCTGGGTTAACTTGCATTGTTTTTAACGCATCTTTATTTGCTTTTAAGTTTGCTTCGTTAGAATCTAAATCCTCTTCTTCAGAATCTAATTCTAACTCTTCATCTGAATCAACAGTCTCGTCTCCACCTAATAAATCTACATCTACATCTACTTTTTCATCTAAATCTAGCATATCTTCACCAGATTCTAATAGCTCTGCATCACTGTCTCTTAAGAAATCATTTGTTCCAGAGTCAAGATCAAGATCATCTCCTAGCAAATCTGATTGATCATGCAAGTCTTCATCAAACCCTTCATGATCTCTTTCGCCTACAGCTGACTCTTCTAAATGATCTGATGTAAATAAATCTTCTTCCTCTTCTTCTTGTGCTTTCTTAACTAAAGCATCTACACCTTTTGCATATTTAACAAAACCATCCATTAATGAATAAGCAGATGCTATTGTCTTCTTTGTATCTTCAAATGAAGATTCAAAAATTCCATATGCTAAGTTCTTATTAGAGGCGGTTACGACTCTCTTAGAGCAGATCTCTGTTACTTGATCTAACTCATTAATATTGTCATTTAATTCTGCAATGCACTCTTTTAATTTCTCTGTTAGCTCAGAGTTCAAATCTTTTCTCATTGCTTGCAATGCCTTTGCATCAAATGATGCTGTCTTTGGCAATTCAGCTCCACCTTCGGCTACTGGAGCAGCCATATTTTGTTGCTCTTCAGATAGAGCTTTTACAGCTTCTTTTAGATCTGAAACAATATTTAATGCCTCTTCAGATAATCTAGATGCTTTTGCTTTTGGATCTTCAACATCTGCTGGAGCATCTCCTGGAACATCTGCTGGTGGACCTGCTTCTGGTGCTCCCATATCTGGAGCAGGCGCTCCTCCCATATCTGGCATTGCCATTGCATCTCCTGGAGGTGCTGGTGGTGCTGCTGGAGCTTGTGCTAGCTTATACATTCTGGCTGTCTCTTGTGCTCCTGCTGTTTTTACTTGTGTAATAAGCTTCTTACCAAAATCTTCGGTTGCAATAGAGTCATAGAACATAACTCCTCTTCCACCGCATAAATCATTTACAGAAGCTCTTAATACTAATTTTGAATCGCTATAAACTTCCC